TTCAGACCTTTACCCTGACAATTTCGGCCCCACTTCACTATCGGAAGCCTTCATGGTTGTCAATGACACCCTCTACTTAGTCGTTGGAAATGATAAGGCTGCTGTAGGTTCTGGCAATCTTTGGGTAACAGCTAGGATCAGAGCAAGAGTAGTGAAATTGGCACAGAAAGATTGGATGGCCATCGCTTTGCAGAGTACCGCTGCTGACAATTGAGGTAGGATGTATGCCTACTGATGATTGGGAACGCGGATACGCTGCCGGATACCATGCTGCACACCGTACAGATGTCCGAGACATCACTTCAGATCGAGGTGAATCCGCTCCTGCCCCCACAAAAAAGCGGAAGGCAAGCGCTTACAATCGCAAGTATAGCGCTGCTTTTCGTAAATTGGAAGGGAAATACAAGAAGAAAAATGGTTCTTGGCGTGAAGGTGGGTATCGAGCTTGCGTCAAAGCAGCCCACAAATTAGCAGGGAGGAAGTAAAATGCCAGAAGAAGAAGTTAAATCAAGAGTTCTATCAAAAACCATTGATGGAATTGCAGGCATTGTCGGTGAATCCCAAACAGTTACTATGGGAGATGGAGAAGGCTGGGAACATCTATTCATTAACGTAGGGACTGGATTTCATTTAGTCTATAATATTCAAACCATTGATTTATCAGGCTACACTAGACAAGATATGACCTTATTTCCGCAGGGCATCCTTATGCAAGATATGCAAGAATTCCCCCAAGGCGCAGGAAGTACCAAGTTACAAAGGGCAACAATAGTAAGTACCACTCCAATCAATGAGGCTGATCTATCGAATGTCGATGCCAGTCAAGGTAACTCCTGGCATCTTCCTGGATCATTGTCATCGACACACAATCTAAACAATATTCTTCAGGGTAGATTGCAGAATTATTTTACTCTTACAACTTATGCTGGACTCCAACAGACATCTGAATCAATGTGGGGTTCTGGTGATTCAACAGCGGCGGAAAAAATGTGGCTGGTTGATGCTATCCTTTTCCCTGACGTTGAAGGAGCAACTTTCGCAGCTCCTGATCAAGCATTCGTTATACCATCTATTATAGCTCACGAACCTGAGCTAGAATACATGATGAGGCTCGCTCGTTCATTGGAGCCGGTATATTGACGAGTATAGTCAATTATCGAAGACGTGGACGTATTGTGATTGCCGGTTATGCTTGGTATAAGTTCGGCAATTCAATCAGAGATGGGTCACTCATTGGTGCGACATCTTGGGGTATTGTGGCCGTAGAGGCAACGGTTAGTGTCTTTATCCCTGATCCAGTCGCAACTGGGATCGGTTGGGCAGGGACGAAAATATATGGGCGCTTTGCAAATACAATATCTCCCGTATTACGGGGTAGTCGGGCCTTCTTATCTCGTGTCATGAGTGTGCCATACTTGGTCCCTGTATCCATTGCACTGGCAGGCAGGGCGACATTAGAAAAAGAGGGTTTCTATGAAGATTATGGCGCAGCCGCACAACAAGAAATAATTATGACTGATCTCACGAGAACAACGCTCTATCTAGCTGAAGCAAATGCATTCTTGCTGCAATTGAATTTTAAAGATTCCAAATTCAATAATTTGGCTTAATCGTCCTCAGAGCCTAGGCTATGGAGCCTAAGTTTTCGTCACAAATGGGGCAAATCTCTTCCCCTGGTACCAGGGGAGACAAACAGAAGACACACTTCATTCTTCTTCCCTCCTAAAACCTCAAATTAAACATGGGCGCACATTCATCACCACATGTGCAACCCTTGATTCGATATCGCTTCCCATGCTTCTTCATACAAGGTATACATCTCATTCTTCTTCACCACTCAATATCTGGTCGCAAATCCATTACGACCACCGTTCCGCTTTCAGGCTCACACTCTTTGCACCAAACCGCATGAGGTCCGGGTGGTGAAACCGGCTTACGTTCTCGACAAACAATACACTTCATTCTTGCCACTCCTTTCGATCTTTAGTTTCAATTTCTGCAGCTGGATCAAGGACCCAGCCTACTCCCGACCAGGTTAACTCTTCTCCACTGATCGAAACACGCTTATCTCCGGGTTGTAAGGTAGGTACAACGTCTTCCTGATTCCATAGCCTAACAATGGCGCTAGAGACCTTCCTAGAGGCACTACGGCCATTATCTCTCCATATCTTGTAGATCCGGTATGCGGAGTCTGTCATGTTGATACTCACTATCGGCATATACTAACGGAGGGGGTTCTAGTATATCAAATTAACAATAATTGGCAGGGGGAATACCCCCCTTTCCCCAATACGCATATATGCTGTTGTAGTTGCTGGGGGTGGCGGTGAGGGCTTAGGTGGGAGGTAATTACCACGCGCGCGGGCCTGAAATAAGAAGATTGGCGATTACTAGACTAAATGTAATGTTTATTACCGAGATTGTAACACCAACGGGTTATGGCAAAAGCAAAGACAGGATCATTTTACCTAACTGAGACAGTAATGATGACTGCTGCACAAGCGAACGGAACACGAAACGAAGGCACAATTGATCTTGGAGCTTACGTTAATGTACCTACCGGGCAAGCGATAGCAATCGATCAGGTCGATTTCATCATTCAGCGTGACAGTGACTACGGTGGGGCAGTGGCTAACTTCCTCGCTGGAAATGGTGCAATTAGTATGCAACTCACAGATTTGAACCCAGGAACAGCATTAGTTCGGGCTGATGATCAGAGTTTGATTGCATCGGGTTCAGTCTCGATTGACCAATCGAACAACTTGGCCACACATACTTCAGACCTTTACCCTGACAATTTCGGCCCCACTTCACTATCGGAAGCCTTCATGGTTGTCAATGACACCCTCTACTTAGTCGTTGGAAATGATAAGGCTGCTGTAGGTTCTGGCAATCTTTGGGTA